ACGCCTGTTCCGGCAACCATCAAGGATCGCTTGATAGTTCCGGCACCAGATTAGTGTCGTCTAACGCCGCGCCGGAGGCACAAACAACGCCTCCAGCCCGGCCTTAACGTCAGGCCCAATCGCCTCCAGCACCTTCGCCTCAACCTGCGCCTGCGTGTAGTCGCCCGCCGCGTCGTAGGCAGCGCCGCTCCAGAGCGTGACGGGCTGCGGACAGGGGCGAATCCTCGCCACGCAGGACTTCCGCTTGGCGTTGTCAATGATGGTGATGTCCAGTTCCGTGAGCGTGACCGGCTTCTGGACGCGAACCTCGCCCGTGCTGCGAGTGATGGTCGGCGGCTGGATCGTAACGGGTTGCGGAAGTTGCATTGTGATATCTCCTATTAGCAGGACGGCGGTGGGTTGGGGACGAACGTGCCAGCCGTGCCGCCGTCGTTGCAGGCAGAGCCGGTGAACGTGGCGTCGCCAGCGACGACCCCAGTGAGGTTGACAGACAAGTCGTTGAACGTCGCGTTTCCGGAGACGGTGCCGCTGTTGTACGAACTGTCGTTGAACGTGGCGTCGCCGGTGACGGTGCCGTAGTTGTTCCACGCACTGTCGTTGAACGTGGCGTCTCCGGAGACGGTGCCGCCGGTGTTGTTTGAACTGTGGTTAAATGTGGCGTCGCCGGTGACGGTGCCGGCGTAGTTGTACGATGTGTCATTAAACGTGGCGTCTCCGGAGACGGTGCCGTAGTTGTTGTTCGAACTGTCGTTGAACGTCGCGTTCCCGTTGACGGTGCCGTCGTTGTACGAACTGTCGTTAAATGTGGCGTCGCCGGAGACGGTGCCGCTGTTGTTCGAACTGTCGTTAAACGTGGCGTCGCCGGTGACGGTGCCGTAGTTGTACGAACCGTCGTTGAACGTCGCGTTGCCGGTGACGGTGATTGCAACGAAGAGATAGAATGCGTAGTAATCAGGGTCATTTAACGTAAAGTTCACAACGGTCGGCGCACTGCCGCTGTTAGTGCCGCACGTTGCACTGAGAACAACGCTGTCGCCGCTAGTCGGCAGGGCAGACGCCTGCGTGGTGAACGCACCGCTCGTCCACCAGTTGCCGAGCGTGGCCCAGTCGCTATCGACCGCGCCGTTGAAATAGAGAGTTCTACCCTTTGCCAGCGGGCGTAATAGTCTCGGATTCATCGGCATGGTGAATGTCGCAAGAGTGGTGATGTGACGAAGGAGGGGTCAGCCCTTGGCCACAACCGTCATCTGGCAGCTGGTCCCGCCGGCAATGACGGGCACCACGTACGGGAATGAGAAGCAGGCGTCCGGCACGGGGTGGGCACCCACCGTGACGGCCGTGGTCACCGCGGAGCCATCGGAGAAGATCTGGAGGGGGGTCGCCTCATGCTCTGAGGCACCGTGCCAGGCAATCTGCGTGGCACCGCCCGTGTTGCCGATCAGAACGCCCGCCCCGGCCATGTGCTGGAAACTGAAGCGGGGGCTTGACGTGGCGGCAGAGCTGGCCGCCGTGACAGTGACCGTCTCTTGGAAGCGGGTGATTTCGATCATTTACCTTTCCTTTTCAGTGGGTGGGCCTGGCGGTTGATAATCATCTCCCGCAGCTCGCCGTCCTTCTTGCCAGGGTTCTGCTTGCGGTAGCGAGGCAGCTCTTCCTGGACGATCCGCTCATTCAGGACCGTCCTCTTGGGCGGCATGAGGGTGCCCTTGTGGGTCACGGCCCCCTCCACCGTCAGATTGCGAGCCCTCGCTACTCTCTTAATGTCCGCCGTGGAGTCCACCCACGCCATTGGGTCCCGGTGGGCTCGGCTGTCCGCCAGGCCGCCGATGTAGACCTTGCCGGCCACTGGGATCCCTGCTGCACGGGCCTCCCTGAGGATGGTGTTGGCCTGCTTCTTGGGCATGTCGTCCAGCCACTGCTGGTTCAGGCGGCCCTCCATAAAGGCCCTGTCAGAGCCTCTAGTGCCAGGAGGGGTCTGGGTGGCGCACATAAGCGCCCACCGCTCGCCGTGCGGCAGGGCCCGTTCGTATGTCTCGCAGGCCTCACGGCCCCGGCGGAGGACTTCCTGGGGGATTTCCACCTTGTTGCTCCGGCCCCGGCGGTGGTGGCGGCGGCGGGGGCGGCACCGCGTACTTCGCCACGTCCATGTCCATTGCCCGGCCCCAGTCGGCCATCAGGGCGTTGAAGAGCTGCGGCTGGCCGGCCTGCAAGAGGCCCTGGGCCACCGGCATGATGATCTGCATGGCGGAGTTGATCTGCTCCACCTTCGTCCCCGGGTTGGGCTTCCTGGCACTGCCGGCCTCCACGCGGAAGTCGAACTCCCGCAGGAGCTGCTCCGGGTCCATGGACTGCACGTGCATGGCCCAGGCCTGCGCCGCCAGGGGGCCCATCAGCGGCAGCACGTCCTGCGGCTGGATCAGCCAGCGGGCCAGGAAGGCCTCCTTGCGGGCCAGCTCCGACAGGGCGTCCTCTAGCTGGTTGGCCATGTCGTCTGGCCGCACAGAGATCTGCTCAGCCTTCACGGTAGCCTCAGCAGCTGACCTGAAGGATGCCCTGGTCATGCCGTAGACCAGCTCTGTCAAACCGACGCGGCGGTCGAACAGCTCAGTGACGGCGGCGACGATGTTCCAGAGGTCCGTGGGTACGCCCGGAAGCTGGAAGACGCTGATGATGTCGTTGACGCTGCGGCCGATGGCCTCAGAGATTTCCACAATCTTGAAGCCCGACTCGTCGGAGTCCAGGATCTTGGCCTTGATGTCGTTGTCGGCGGCCTTGGCTACGCCGATCAGGGTCTGGCTGGAGGTGGCGATCTTGGTCGCCATGAAGCTCATCGCATAGTTGATGAACCGCAGCTCACCAATGCCCGGCTTGATCAGCGAGATGGGGTACGAATACCCGGGCTTGCCGTGCCACTGGAGGATGGTGCAGGGCCAGCCATTGGGCTCGGCCCAGAAGGGGATCGGCCACTGGGCCGCCTGGAACAAGGCGGGAGGGACCCCCGTCTCGTCCACCTCCTCCTGGAGCATGTCCGGGCGGATGTTCAGGGGGTGATCCACGCCCTCGCAGACGACGATGTAGCAGTACTCGCCCAGGGCGTCGAACTTGCCCTTCAGCTCCTTGGGGGCGTCTTTCAGCCGGTCGCCGAATCCGGTCTTGGAGTAGATCTCCCAGTAGGTGACCAGGTCGTTGGTCTTGCCCATCTTCTTCTTCGTCTCGTAGCCCCGCTCCTTGCGGGTGCTGCGAGAGTCATAGCTTTCGGCGTGGCCCTTCAGCTGCTCGGGGTCCAGGCCGAACTTGGCGGCCACAAACTCCTTGGGGTGGCACCGCCGCCGGGCCATCCACAGGATGTCTTCCTGGTCGTCGGCGTCCGGGTCCCACAAGACGTTGTCGAAGCTCTCATAGAAGCTGCCGGCCATCCGGGACTCGCCGCCGGGCACCTGGTACAGCTCCGTAAACCAGCACCCCGCACCCTTGATCAGGGCCTCGTCCACCACCTTGCGGTTGTGGTTCTTCAGGTTCAGCTCATTGGGGGTGTAGTTCAGGTAGTCTTCCAGCAGCTTGCAAATGATGTCCCGCCGCTCCGACAACATCTGGGTCTGCTGGACCTGCTGCTGGTACATCTGCATCATCGGGTCCATCATCATCACCGGCTGGCCGTCAGGGCCGATGACTGGCTGACCGTCAGGCCCCATCTGGGGCACGGGCGGCTGCGGGAAGACACCCAGCATCTGGGGCGAGATGACCGGGTAGGTCCTGGGGGTACACCGCCGGGATGGGTTCCGGTGATGGATGACGGACCCGAAGAGCCGAACGGCCTCCCAAACACGGTTGATGGTCATCCGAAAGGCGGGCGGGGAGATGCCCTTGATGAACCCCTTCTCCCCGCGGGCGTACTCCGACCGGAACATCCAGGCGTTGTCCCCGTCGTAGAAGTTCATCGCCTCATCGGCGTCTTCCTGGAACGGGCGCTTGTGGTCTTTGGCGAGCTTCAGCTTCTCCAGCCACCCCTGGACAAGGGGCCGGAGCGGGTTCTGGTCAGACATGGGCGGTTCCTGGGCTACTTCTTATTGCCCTGAACGGCCTTCTCCAGGGCCGAAAGCCGCTCGGAGAGCTGGGCCAGGCGAGGATCCCGGGGCCGGCTTTCCCAGATGCCAAACTTCTTCCACTCCACGCTCGTCTCCAGGCGGGGGTCGTCCTTGTGGTGGACTGACGGCCTCTCCGTTCCGCCGTAGCCAGGCGCCAGGACCCACAGCTCCAGAGTGTCCTGGCCCACCTTGGACACAAAGGCCATCTGGGCCGGGGCGCCCTCATGGGGGCGGTACAGCACCGTGTCGCCCAGGCTCACTTCCGGCATCTTCCACGCATCCATGATCATCCCTTTCTGCTAGGACCTAAGACCACATAACCCTTGCCATCGTCTCCCTGGCGTTTCTTCTTCTCCGCCAGCCATTTCACGTACCACGGCTCCTTGCCAGGCCTCAGGGGCGGCTGGTGGTACTTCGGCTCGTAGGCACAGAGGTACTCCAAGCACTGGACGGCATGCACGTCGCCCCGCGTGTTGGGCACGTCCGTGATGAACGGCCCGGAGTTGCTCTGGATCACCTTCTTCTTGTATCGCTTCAGCTCCCGCATCAGCTCCGGCGTGGCCCCCTCCAGGAACTTCAGCTGCGTGCTGCCGTCGCCCCGGATGTGCAGCATCTGGCGGACCAGGGCGGTACGGGCGGGAATGTCGTCGGAGCCGGGGATGAACTGGTGGCCCGTCATCTGGGCCCGGATGCCGCGGTCCCGGAGTTGCTCCGAATACAGGTCGCACGGCAGCCGGCCGGACCCAAGGTCCCGCAGCGTGCCACCGTGCATGTCCATGATGAGAGCGTAGAAGTGCTGGTCCTGGGCCTTCTTGGCAAACTCCTCGCCCCAGATCAGGGCGTTGGCGTTGCGGATGTACAGCTCGTCATAGATGAGCAGCATCTTCTCGTCGGGCGGGACGGCACCGAACAAGCATGCCATCACTGTGTGGCCAGGGTCGATGGACACGTAGCGAGTCCACTCCGGCGGAATGCCGGACGGCAAGGCCTCCCGGGGGAAGGTGTGGACCGTGGGATTGAAGGACGGGTACATCAGGATGGAGTCCTGGGTGAACTCGCCCTCCGCCCGCATGCGAAGCTCGTCTATGCCAAGAGAAGACCAGCGGGAGATGTTCTTCTCCTTCTCCTCCGCGTCAATGTGGGCGTTGTCCAGGAACCGGAAGGTGAACTTCTTGATGCGGGGCGGATCTCTCCGCTCCTCCAGTTCCTTGTCGGCCCGCTCACACAGCCCCAGCAAGGCATCGTTCTTGGAATGTGGCATCGCACTCCACAGCAAGCGGCCCTTACGGTCAGCAAGACGGGCCTGCATCTCCCCCACCCACGCGGGGTTAGATATATCCTCGTCCAGGTGTACCAAATCGGCCTGAAAACCCTGGGGCGGCTCACCTTCTGAGGAGAAGAAATGAACCGTCCAGCCGTTCGACAGGACGACACGCTGGCAGTAGCCGGCGTTCTTCAGGACCCAGGATGTCTCTTCTACGAACCTGGGCGGGACGAGCGGCGGAGCAGGCTTGGCGTCCTTCTTCCGCTCGGCGTCTGTGACGGGATTGAAGGCTCGCCACGCTCCAGTCTCTAGGTCCTTGATGATCTTGAACGCCCCGGCCTTGAACAGCATGGGGTAGCAGACCAGGCCAATGTGTGGCCAGTTCCTGCCGATCACCACCAGGTTCCCGCCCTCTGCGGGGTACTTGCCGTACGGGTCCTGGCCCGTCAGGGCCCGGGCGTCCTCTACGAAGGTGCTGAGGCTCTTGCCGGATCGGTTGCCGCCAAGCACCACACGCTCAGACGCCAGACAGGCGTGCATCTCCTCCTGGTGCGGCATCGGCTTGTACAGCCGGAGGGCCTCTATCTTGCGGCTCTTCAGCTCTGCCTGAACCTCCTTCAGGACGTTCAGGCGGTGCTGGGTAATGCCAGGAACAACCGGAGGCTTCGGCTGTTCAGGTATCTTGCGCGGGTGCTTTTTCACGCTTCTCCGGGGCCGGCAGGGCGTTGATCACAGTCGCCGTCTCTAGCAGCCGCTGCCGCAGCTCGTCGTCCAGCTCTTCTTCGGACCAGTGCGACAGGGGTTTCTTGGCACCGCCCATGGCGGTGTTGTTCGTCACCAGCCGTACCATCGTTTCCAGCATCCTGGTCCGGTGAGCGCCGCCAGGAGGGGAGTCGTAATACTGCTTCATGAACAGGTTACTGAACCCAGCCACGCCGCCCATGTACTCCAGGATCGTCTCCACCAGCTCGGCTGAGTGGGGGACGTTGCTCCCTCCCAGGCGAGCCACCTGGCAGAAGGCGTCCACCGCGTCGGCTTCGATCCGATCCAGCCGCTCATCCTTGCCCTTTTTCCTTCGCTTCCGCTCCCGCTCGGAGCGGCAGGTCTTGCACATGGCGTGCCGCCGGCCGTCTTCGGCCACATGGAAGGCATGGGCCGGCAGCTCCTTCTGGCACTTGGTGCAGCGTTTGGTGCCGTCCATGCGTCACACTTGCGTCATCCAGACGTTGCCTTCGACGTGCGGGGTGATGCCGGAATCCTTCACGGCTCGCCGTACGTCAGGAAAACAGCCGTAGTCATGGCCCGCCAAGACATGCCTGGCCTTGGGCCTCCAGGCTGCGATGTCGGCCTTGACCGATTCGTAGTCATGCTCGGCATCGATGTAGACGATGTCGAATGAATGATCATCGAAATCCCTGGCCGCATCCGGCGACCTGCCAACGTGGGCTGTGATGGGGAGCCCGGCGGTGTTGCGGAAAAACACATGTAGCGGTCGGCCCCTGGAGCCGTCGTATGCCTTGCAGCCGTCGTCGTTCTTTGAGCCCTCCCACGTATCCACGCAGGTCACCTTGGCCCCAGCCTTGGCCATGATGATGGCACTCCTGCCGGCCCATGAACCGACCTCACACACCGTTGGTGCGTGGCCGTGGTCTTTGATGAACTGCGTCACCATGGCGGTCAGGGCGTTGGCGTCCTCGCCCGGAAGCTCCATCCCCATGCCGTCGAACGGCTTGGGCAGCTTGTCCAGGACGGGGGATTTGAAGTCAACAATCTTGACTCCACTTTCTACATTCGCCTCCCAGCAGTCCTTCATCTTCTTGGACACGCCCTCGGCGGTGATCACCTGGGGCTTGCCCACGCACTTGGGTTTCCAGTGACCGGCCCAGGCGTCCCAGTTGCAGTACACGGGGTTGTAGCCCAGCTTCTGCGCGCCCACCAAGGACACGTCCCGGGTCATGGTTACGTCTTCAGTGGACGCCTTCTCGGCGGCGTACATGTCCTTCCACTCGTAATAGAACCATGGCTTGTCTTCCGGGGTCTTGGGCTCAGTGAGTTCAAAGACCCGCATGTCGTACATGATCAGCCCGGTGGGAAGCGCAGCGCACTCTTGGATGCCGGCCATCTTCACGGCCGTGTGCCGGTCGTACATCTCCAGCTGGAAGTCCGGCCCTGGGTTCTGGGACTGGAGGTTGTTCCACCGGAACACGTACACGCACTCCACAGGGGGCGGGCCGCAGTATGGCACCCCGATGACGCACGGCCCCTTGTGGTAGTGGTTGACGAAGAAGTCGAACGACGAGTCGAAGAACGGCTTGGCGTCCGCCTGGCCGGCGAGCATGTCTGGCTTCATGTCGCTGTCCACCATGATGAGACAGTCCACGCCGAACTGACGGGCCTGCATGACTGCCCGGTTGCGAGTCATGGTGATCGGCGTATCCGCCAGGTTCCAGATGCGGATCTGGTCGATCCGGGGATCCTTGGAGGCGTTGGCCACCAGCGGGACCATCCACTCTCGGATGTCGGGGACTTCAGAGGAAATCCCGCCGTTGCCGCCGTAAGAGAACGTAACGATGCCGACGTTAAACTTCTGCTGCATGTGTCACCTTAGGGGGGGGAGGTGGACAAGTATATAGAACTGAACAGATGGCCGCTAGCGGATTCAGGGCCCTCGCCGTGCGTTCCTGGCCCGGCCCCAGTTGGCAATCGGACTGCCCGTTGAAGTCCAGGTGTCGCCCATGCCCCTGGACTTCATCTGCTCGGCTACCATGGCCTCGTAGACCCGCTGGTGGGCCGGAGACAGGGGCTTGGTCTGCGTGTTCGTCGTCGCCTTAATCCGGTTCCACTGGTCGGTGGCTGACGGAGCCTTGGGCTTGGCGGCCTCCATATCCTGCTTGGCCCGCCTGTCCAGCGAGGCAGACCTCGCCTGGTCCCGGTACGCCGTCTGCTTTTGCTCCAGCCCCCGCATGGTTGCGGCCTGGTCGGGCATGGGCATTTCACGGTTCACCCAGGCGGCGGCGTCGGCCGGCGACATTCCATAGTCCCGCTGGAGGGCCTGGGAGGCTTGGGCGCGCTCGGTCATGCGGCTCTTCATCTGCTCCATGGCAGCGCCAATGTCCTGCCGGCGTTGCTGGGCGCCGGGAGCCGTGGACCGATCCAAGCCCTGCGCCATGCCAGCCAGATCCTGGTACTGAGACACTGCCCCACGGATATCCGCAGGCAGGCCAGCCATCTCTTCCGGCCGCACAAGCGTCCCGCCTCGGCTGTTGTTAATCAGCCCCAGCATCAGCTCGTCCGTGGACGCACCGGGCTGGAGGTTGGCCCGGCGGTACAGGTCGTTCACGGACTGCCTTTGCTGTTGCTCCTGCCGGTCTTGGCGGAACTGCTCGGCAGTGGGCGGCGGGCGGTTGATCGGACGGCCGGGGCCGCCGCCGGGGGGCGGGCTTCGGTCAACTACCCCATCCATGTCCATGTCCCGCTCCCCATTCATGGGATCGCGGGCCACCCCGTCTTTGTCCATCCAGGGCCTATACATCGTCTCGTTAATGCCGTAGTCGGACCTCATCGGATCGTAGTCGTTGATGCGGTACGGCGTGGACGAGCCGTAGGGGTCTTGGGCGGGCTGGGCCTGGCCGGGGGGGGTAAATCCGCCGCGTGCGTCTGGAATCTCGGGTGCGGCCTCCTGGGTCCGCTGGCGGCCTTGGTTAACCCACCCGGACCCCTCTTCGGGCCGGACTGTGTTTTTGTAGGAGTCGAAAGTCTCGCCGGTCGATGGGTTGTAATAGGTGGTATGCCAGTCTGGCCCACGGTCAACCTTCATGCGGTCTGGGCGATACAGGCCCGAAGGCAGGCCAGGCGTGGGGCCCGGCTTGCCCGGCTGCGGCCCCTGAATCAGGTCGCGGATGTTGCCGCCCGGGTCTTGGGGCTGCTGGGCAAACGGATTTTGCCAGCCCTGCTGGAGCATCTCCATGCCCTGGTTGTAGGCCATCTGGGGATTCAGGGATCCAAACTGCCCCTGGCCCATCATGCCCTGACGTTGCTGGTTCAACGCCAGCGCCATGGCTCCTGTCTGGGCCATCATGGCGTTGGGGTCGGTGTACTGGTTGCCCATCCAGTCCGTGCCGCCAGCGAACTGGAAGGAGGGCATCTGCTGCTGGAAGGCGGGGCCCTGGCCTGCGGGCTGGCTGTAGAAGGAGTGCATCTGCCCGCCCTGGACGTTGGGCGTGTTGCTCACGGACTGCCCGTATGCCGTGGAGTTGGCGTAGGGGCTCTGCTGGGATTGGGCCTGGCCTGGGCGATAGGCCGCATACGCTCCTCCGCCGGCATTCGACTGCGGGCCCTGGCGATACCTCGGGTCTGCGATCTGGCCGTCGATCTTGCGAGCGTCAACGCCGCCGTCTTGCAGGTAGCCATTGCTAGCGCCGCCAGGACCACCGCCATACACTTGCTGGTATGCAAGGCTCTCAGGGCCGCGAGTCAACCCCGTCTGGCCGGAGCCAATACGCTGCTTGTAGCTGTCGGCCATCTGCTGCGTCTGCTGCGAGGGGAGGAACGAACCGGCACCTGTGGTGAAGTAGTTAGGATTGGCTTGGTCCCACGCCGTCTGCGCTGCGCCTCTTCCAGCCGGACGGCCAGAGAGATGTCGCCCCGTGATTGGGTTTATGGCGTCTCCCACTAGCGATCCTCCTCAGTCACTGCGTCCGTCCCCACCCCCATGCCGTAGATCATCCGCAGGCGGGCCATGTCCTCCATCTCGCTGCCTCGCACCAGGGCGATCAGCTCTCGGAGGTAGTCCAGATTCTGGATTGCGGAGTCGTCCATAATAGAAAAGCCTCTGACCCGGTTGCCCAGGTCAGAGGCCTCCCCCTAGCCCCCGAAAGGGCACGTATCAAGTTCCAACCAGGCCGTAGTTCTGGAGGGCTACCTTCAGCGTGGCAAAGTCCGTCACGGCCGCACTGGTGGCCCGGGTCGAACCCGTGCCGCCAAAGAACGCCACCGTGCCGCCCGTCACGCCCAGGCGGAGCGAGGTCGGCGCTACCGTCAGCGCGGTGACATTGCCGGTGGTGTGGCGAATCACCGCCCCCACCTCGTCACCGGCCTGCTGGTCAGCCAGGCCGATGACGATTTTCCGCAAGAGATTGGCGTCGGCGCTCATGCTTAACTCCGGACGAGGTTAACTACCGCCAGGACGTTCTGGCCCGTAGTGCCGGCCGAGAGCGCCCGGCCGATGTAGCCAGCCTGGAGGAACGTGGCCGCGGCAGTCTGGGCCTGGCCAGCGGTGGTGCTGTGGGTGCTGGCCGCCGCCGTGAGGGCGACAAGCGAGGTATCCACCGCAGCCTCCTGGGCAGGGCCCAGCTTGATCTCAGTCGGGCCGTTGACCGTGACCCAGAACACATCGTTGTTGGCCACGCCCGATGCCGGGATATGCTCGTCCACCACGCCGGCCGACGCGGCGTCCGTGAGACGGGTATAGCCGTCCACCTCCGAGAGCGAGCCGCTCTTAAACGTCACCACCCGCTTGGGCAGGAGGGTGACGCCAGAGACGTTCCGCACGGCGATGCAGGTCTTGACCCGATTCGACCGGATCTTGCCCGTAACGGGATTCACGTCAGGAAACTGCTTCACCACGCCCACCCAGCCGACGCCGTCCGCGGTGGACGACACGCCAAGGGTCTGGCCAAGAGCGAAGGGAGGATCTACGTTCAGTGACATTCAGGCTGCTCCTATGGTCAGGCGAGGTTGACCCACTTGATAAAGTTACGAGGCGACTTGAACTTCAGGTTGCCAAGAGTGGACACACAGTAACGATAAGACTGCGTAGTCTCGTCGTAGAAGGGGCCCTCACTGTTGTACATCTGTCCCTCCATGTTCAGGAGTTCGATGTTCCCAACCGCAAGGCCGTACGCACAGTTGGCCGGCACCGCGTACTCCGTGCCCAGCTCCACGCCGTCCAGCTGCACGGTGTTGAAGCCGTAGCTCTTCAGGCTGTTCTCGCTGGAGATCGTCACCCGCTCCTTGGCGTCCTGGGCGTTCAGGAAGTCGATGTACAACTTCCGGTCCATGACCACCAGATCGACGGCGTCTTCCTTGGTGTCATTCCGCTTGGCAAAATGGAGGCCCTCACGGAGAGCCTTCACGCAGTTGGCAGCCCAGCTACTGCCGCCGAAGTACGTGCTGGTGTAGTTCACCACCAGCGGGCTGTAGAAGTCATACTCGCTGTCAGCCTTGCCGGCGGGCCAGACGCCCTCCAGCTGCGAGCCGCCGTAGAAGCCCAGCCCCGTGTTAAGCGAGGCGTAGCTGTCAGACGGCGAGCCGAACGGGTCCGCCGCGTTGGCCGACCGCTGGGCACCCGTGGCCACGTTCAGCGTGCCGTTGGTGCCGAAAAAACTTTCCAGGCCGTGGTATCTCAGCTCATTGCCGGCGGCCGACCCGTCAATGTAGATCTCATTGGCCAGGTACTGTTCGATGCTGGTGAGCAGCCGGCTGCTCATCTTGCCAGCCACGTTCACCAGGGCGTTGGTGCCCCGGTTCTCCAGAAGCTCCTTGCGGAAGATGGCGTCCGTGGCCTGGTAGCCCCGGTACTCCAGCTCCGCCTTCTTCCAGAGGTTCTGACGGCTGAAGGAACGCGGCGTTTCTCCGTTGTTCCCCTGCGGCTGATGCAGGCGGTACGACACCTCCCAATCGAAGCCGCGGCCGGACATGTTCATCCGGATGTTGCCACGGCTTTCGATGGCGGCGAACACCATGTACTTGCGAAGGGACGCAATCTCCTCCTCACGCAGGTGGTTAACCAGCGTAGTGGCGATAGAACGAGCGAAGTCGGTCGTACTCGGCATTTCTTACTCCTAGATCAGGCCGTCTTTCACAAGCTGGCTCTTGAGGCGCTCTTCCAAGGTCATCTTCGGCCGCGGAGCCCGCGGCTCCGATGCCCCGCCGCTCCTGCTGGGCGTGCGAGTGGCACGCTCCCTCAGGAACTGCATGTTCGATTGTGCTACCGGCTCTGCTGGCGGAGGCGCCATCTCCTGGGGAGGAGGAGGCTGCTGCATGCCTGCCATCATCTGCTGGTAGCGAAGGTTCAGCAGGTCCCGCTCCAGCATGCTGGTGGCGTACTGCCACCGGGCATCGGGAGACGAGATCCCTGACTTCGCCGCTTGATCGATGTAGCCCTGGATCGCCCGGCCCTCCGGACTGACCTGGCCTCGTTGGTCGTAGAGCCAGTCAGCGTTCTGCTGCTCCAGGCTCTGGACGTAGTTTTGTGCGGTGTATTGGCCAAGGTGCTGTTGAACCAGCTCCTGGGCCTTCTGCATGGCCACCTGTTCGACAAATGGCTTGAGCGTGTCTTCGGGGTTGGTGACGAATCGCTTGGCGAAGTCGGCCGTGTAGGTCTGATACTCCTGGAGCGCCATCTTGGCTTCCAGCGGAGCGTTGGCGTCGATGACCTCTTTGCCCGTCTGCGGGTCGCGGATGATGTAGTTCCGCCAGGTGTCCTTGACCTGGGGCGGGTTCCACCACTTCGGCGGCTCGGCGGCCTTCTGCTGCTGAGCCTGCTGAGCGTTCACCCATTCCTGGTAACGCTGCCGGTTCTGCATGTACTCCATCGTCGCCGGCATCGTTTCCTGATACTGGCGGAGCTGGCTCTGGGCCTGCTGGTAGCCCTGCATCGACTGATACAGCGTGCGGGCGATGGACACGTCGTCGGCGCCCTGAAACTCAGGGAGCGCCTTGAAGGCGTCGTACACACTACCGGCGGGGGCCGGCGTGTGCTGCGGTGTCGGATTGTCAAAGGACTGGGAAGGAACCTCAGGTGCCGGCATCTCCGGCGAGTCAACCTGCTGGATCTCTTCGCTCATGTCTTTCCTTTCAGGCTAGGGGGGGTTGCCTGTGGAAAGAATGCCCGGAATGCCTGGGGCGTAATCCGATTTTCACTGAGCCATGCGAGCGATGCCCTGCACGTCGCCCATGTCTCGCAGGCGGTTGAGCATCTGCATGGCCTCGGTGGTGCCGCCCACGTCCGGGTGGTGACGCCGGGCCGCGGACCTGTATGCGGCGTTCAGTACGTCCGGATCGACCAGCTGGCGGATTCGCTCTCCGGCCGGCAAGGCTCGCTTGGGCATGACGCCCCGGTAAAACAAGAACGGCAGCTGGCCGGCCACTTCAATAGGCGCGGCCATCGAACCGGCATCAGGCCGCCAGTCCTGCTCGGACCCGGGACCACCGCGGTGGAAAACCGGACTGACAAGGTTGGGGATTCCGTAAACAAAGTCCTTGAAGGCAGATCCGCCCTGCCCGCGCGCCATGTCCCGCCCGAAAGCGAGGTAGTTGTCAGAGAACCGCGACAGGCCGCCATACACTGCGCTAGTGGCGCGGTTCAGCGGGTCAGTGATTAGCTGCTCGGGCGATAGCTTCTCCATTTCCGGCGAATAACCGTCCGGCACGTACTCATAGGGGGATGCCAGCATCTTGCGGATGGCCGGATTTTCCTGGAAGTACCTGTCTTCCACCATGGCGTCCGCCAGGATGTCCTTCCCGGGGCCGTAGTAGTTGTCAATCGCAAGGGGGCTGCCGGGTGGGTGCCGCTGAGTGTGAGGTCGAATCTTGTCCAGGATGTACATCTGGCGGGCGTTAGCCAGCCTATCGTCGTCCGACCGCGGCACGGCGGTCAGTAGGCTGGGGTTGGCGTACGCCCACTGAAAACCTGACAGCTCCGGCACCCGCACCTTCTCCGCGCCGGCCATGGCAGAGGCCAGGAGGTTTTGGGGGTGGTCTTCGACGCCTTGCTCCAGAGACTTCTCCGCAAACTCCACAGCCCCGGCTTCGGGGCTGCCGTAGTATGCCTGCGAGTCCGCCCGGGCTACCGCCACGTCCTGGCCGGGGAGCAGTGGGCCGTAGGGAAGCCCAAGGCCCTCCCGCAGCTGCCACTCAGGCTGGCGGATCTTAGCCAGTGCAAGGCGGGCCTGCCGAAGCCGCTCGGCCCGGGACGCCAGCTCCTGGTCTGGGCCAAACTCTTCAGCCATCAGCGCCCCCCAGCTTGGCGAACCCGCTCCAGCATGGCATCAATCTCCATCCGCTTCATGTCCTTCTCATGCTGCATGCGGCGGGCCTCCCGGGCCTGGGCCACCCGGGACTGCATCTCCCGGGAGATCACGTCGTTTACCTGGCCAATGGCCGCAGAGTGGGCGTTCATGCCCGGCGCCATCATGGCGTTGGCGAAGTTAAGGAACGGCATCGGCCCCTGCACGCCAGGCGTCACTCCGGGGCGAACAGCAGCCTGGCCGCGGTTGATCCGCTGCTGCCGCTGGCGTTCCTCCGCCTCCCGTTCCCGCTCGGCGGCGGCGGCGTCAGGGAACATCTGATTCTGCAAAAACTCAGCCCAGGCCATGGCAGTCTCCTTACGTCTTAGTGCCCTTCTTCCGCGCTCTGCGTATCGCCAGGCGGATCAATGTCTTTCCTGCCAAGGAGAGGTAAGGCAACTTCCGTTTCTTCGCCTCCTCTGCCAGCCAGCCGTCGATCTCGTCAATGTGTTCCTCGCACCAGTCGCAGCCCTTTTCGTCCATGATCTTTGCCCTCTTGTTACAAGAGCAGTTGGGCTTGGCGACGATGCCGATGGTTTTCAGGAGGGCCTTGAGTTCTGTGCCTGGGCCCCGCGGGTAAGACCTAAACCGCTCGCACAAGGCCTCATATTCGTCCCGCGGCAGGAAGACATGCGTGTCGCTCTGCCTGACAACATGCCCCATGACAGCCTCCAGGTAGTCGCCCCTGATTGCCGCGCGCTTCGCCAGTGCGTCTTTGGCAATGCCGACCAGGCTCACGGCGGAGGCTCCCCGGGCTCGCAGGGCGGGATGCTGCCTATCGGGCACGTCACGCACGTATCGGACTCCCACGGATACTCCTCCGCTTCCCAGTCTTGATAGCCGCAGCACTCCGCAGTGACGGTCACAAACACCTCCGCGATGTAGCACACCTCCTCGCACTCCTGGCCCTCTCCGGCGGGAAAGCAATCTGTCAGCCGCGCAACCTCCTGAACGTCGATGATCACGTTGGAGTACCCCCCACCAGTCAGCGCCGCTTCAAATCCATCCAGGCAGCCTATAAGGTTGGAGCGAAGGCCAGCGAGTGCGGCCTGGGCTTCCTCAAGCGTGCAGTATAGATTATTTGTTCCGCAGCCTCCGAGGGAGATCACCTCGCAGCACGGCTCCGCCTGGCACACCCCGTCACAGCAATAGGGCTTCGACTCCGGACAGTAGACGACCGCTTCGCCGTCCACGCACTTCTGGCACAAGGATGGATCGGCCGGCGGGTCGCAGGGGCACAGGCCAGAGACGCACTCCGTGTCTACGCCCTGGAACACACCGCCCGCGTCTTCACAGTCGGCGCATGTCTCTTCGGTACACACGCCTCCATTGCAGCACGCGCCCGTCGTTGTGCAGCAGCGACAACAGCCCATTAGCAATCCCAGGCACGCCTGGCCTTCCGGAGTCGGCTGTTAGGGTCCTTGGCGGCCTTTGGCCACATCTTCATCTGGCCGGCACTGCGGGCACAGTACGAGTCCCGGCGAGGACCACCTTCGGGCTGGGGTGGTTTCAGGTTGCCACCAGTCTCACGGTTGTAAGACGCACGGCCCTTAGCGTTCAGGCCGCCATCAGGATCCTGGCCCTCGCTGCGAGTCCAGGCAGGAGAGCGGAGGCGGCGGATGTTATCCTCACTTGCCACTCAGCTTCCTCCACTGCTTCTTGTCGGGATAGTCCTTGTCGCCGGGCTTGGCAGGCGGCTCGCCCCGCTCACGCTTGGCGTGGATGTTCGCCCACAGCCCCGGGCGGAGCTTGCGGATGTTGTTCTCGCTGCTCATGTGTCGCTCGGACTGGATCGCTTCTTGGCGGGCCGCTGGCCGCGGGCCCAGATGTAGCCGCGGTTGCCGATGTTTAGCTCGGCCGTCTTGCCGGGCACAAAGCGTGACTGCCCCTTGCGGCGTTCAGCCCAGTCCTTCATCTCACGCTCATGCTCTTCCAGCTCTTCAAAGACGTTCTTCTCCGGCTGGCGGAGGCGGCGAATGTTGTCTTCAGTCGCCATACAAGTCGCCCTCCCAGTCCATCCATTCGATTTGGTCGAACATCAGTCCAGCCCCACGCTGCGGCCGGCAGGTTTCTTGCCCTCCTTGCGGACGTACGGAGTCGGGCGATTACCTTGCGGAGGCTGCTTCCGCTCCGGCCGCATGTACTGCGAGGGGCGGGGCGGCGTGCGGTACATGAGGTCGCTCATGCCGTTGCCCATGTAACTAGCCGCCGCCGCAGCTTCGGCCTCGTCCATGTCGGCCCGGTATTCCTCAGGGGTAACGCCGTGGGCGTTGGGAATGCCCGTGGGGCCCTGGTAGTCCCCATAGCGCGACCCGCCTTGCAGCTGCGCTCGCAGCATGGCGTTCTCTTCCATCAGCTGGCGAATGCGATCTTCCGGATTCATGGCGTTCTCCTTAGTGGTTATTGCCCTGCTACTCTTCGCTCATAGCCGGCAACGCCATAGGGGCTAGCAGGCCGTACTTGCGGAGGATGCGAATGCGATCCTCTGTGCCGGGGAACATCACGTAGTTGTGGGTGCCTTCGCCTGCGGAGCGGGAGCCCTGGTCCAGGTAGCGGATGCCGGGGACGCCTCGTTGCAGCAGTGCCGCGGAGGCGGCCGGCTGGTCATGGGTGACGTGATAGCCGCCGACGATCCGCGGGTTGGCATTGGCCATGTCGCCGGCCATCCGCATGTAGGCGTTCTCCCCGGCCCACCCTTCTTGGCCCAGCGAGAACCAGCGAGGCGCCTCTACGTATTTGCCCAGGGCATCTTGGACGACTTGGGACTGGCTCTGCACCGGAAGGTCCAGGTCCAGCAGCTGGCCTTCCGGAGCGTCGATCTCCACTTCGTACATGTGGCCAAGTCTTGGCGGAGGGCTTGGGGGCGGAGGGACAAAATCTGACGGCAGCGACATCAGGTATTCGATGGCCGCCCGGTTGTCCACGCCCAGAGTCGCCTGATCGTTGGCTAGGGTTTTAAGCACAGCTTGCCTTGGGTCTGTGGCGCCGGAATTTGCCATATACCTCCACAGAAACTCGGCCTTCTCTTCCGGCGTGTGCCTCACAAGCCCCCCGGCACTTAGTGCTTCCCGATAGCCATCGGCCACCTTCTCATTGCCAGCAAAATACAGCCCATGGCCATACGCCTGCTGGCCCTCACCCGTACCGATCTTGGACGCATCAAACCGGGAGAAGCTGTGCGGGCTGCCGTGGTAGGCGATGATCTTGGGCGACGACTGCCCGGCCAGGCGAGGCAGGAGACTGGGGCGAAGCGGACCACCCATTACTGCGGCCTCACTAGCAGGGCCCGGATGGCATCTTCCGTAGTGGGGTAACGCTCCCTGGCCCGGCGGTACTCCACGCCCTTGTCCGGGCGAAGCCAGCCATCAATCACGGCCATGCTGCCGGCCGGCATGATGCCCAGGTTGTGCGGCTTAGCGTCGTCCCAGTGAAGCCCCTGGCGGGCCATTACGTCGTACAGCGTGTCCGCCCGGTCACGCCACATCCGGTAGTTGTTGGGGTCCGCCGCCATCATGGCCGGAGACGCCACCTCGGACGCGCGGGGTTGAACGCCAATCCGGAACGGCCCCGCACGGTCGGCGTAGACATACGGCGCCACTCCGGGGATGTCTGGGAGGTGGTAGGGCCCGGCGTTGAATGGGTCCGCCGAGATCTTGACGACATGGTCGCCAGACCCAAAGACCGCCGCCTCGCCACCCGCGCCTATCGGCTCGCCCAGCGGGAACCCCTGGCGGGCCAGGATGGCGTCCACCGCCTCTAGCGCCCGTGAGGCCTGGGGCTTCATGAGCAGGCTCGCCGCCAACGCACCGCCCTGACCGCCAGGGGCCGCGCTATGCATCCGGGCCAACGCTTGAATCGACGCCTCTGCCGCGGAGCTGGGCGGGCTGGTGAGCGCCTTGCCCAACTGCTGCGCGTAGCTAAGCCTGATCGGCGTCCCCATACAGGCTAATGCCCAGCGGGCATCAGCCTGAAGACGCAACCAGTCGATCAGCGAGTCCGCCCATGGTGGTCAGTGCCCAGCGAGCGACCACGCAAAACCCGGGGGGCGGGAAACTCCGGGAGCAGAAGGGGACCCGGTCACGGGGATCCCGGAGGTGGCGGCGCTCCAGAACCGGGAAGGGACCCGCGGAGCCCATCGGCCGCAGCCAGGAACGCGGCCTGGAAAACATCCTCTGGCCAGTCCCGCTTGGCCAGGTTCAGGATGAGGAGGATGACCCGGCAGTTGTCAGCGGTGTAAAACTTGCTGCTGTCGATCCGGTCCAGGGATGGCATGTACGGAGACTTCCGCTCCAGAACGAACGGCACGCCCGTTAGCTCGCACTTGCCTGCCCGTATCCGCCTGGCGATCCACTCGGTGGATAGGCCAAACGGCCACTTCTCACGGCGGGAGCGGGCCCTGGACGACCCGCACATCCCGGCCGCCACGGCCCAGCAGCGGCTCTCATGCGTGTCTGCCTTGTAGTTGCCCCAGCCTCCAGGCTTCCGCCGGCCGGACTTCTTGTACTCCTTTTGGTACTCCCGGAAGTAGTCCTTGTTCTTCTGGTAGTAGTCGCGGCCGTACGCATTTCGCCGCGGATCCTCCCGCCGCTTCCGAAGGTCGTCTTCGTACGCCATGCCCATGGTGGCCAAGCGTACAGCGGACGGCGGTTAAGCGGTCACGCAAAACCCGGAGTTTTCAAAAAATCGGCGCGGCGGATTGACTAAACTACTGTCTTTGCTCCGGGGGGGTAGGGGCCCCGCCGGAGCCGCGAGCGAAGCGAGTGCCGCTGCCGCGTGTCGGGCCGCCGGTCACGGTAGGCTCCCGGTACCCTCCGGCGATACGGTCGCGGGCCATGGCCAGGCCGGGTCGCGGGAAGCCGCAAGCCTCGGCCGGGCCTTGGGTTACGTGTTCGGTGGCGGTTCGTATGCTGCCACCCCCCCTCGCCGGGTGCGTCGGCCTGGTGCCGGGCGAGCCGGGCCGGCCGGCGGTGGTGGCGGCGGGGTCGGTGGTGGTGCATCGCCCGCCCGTGCGGCCCCGGCCGTGCGTGGTCGCCTGTCGGCGGTCGCACTGGTGCCGGGGCCGCGTGTACGGTGGCCGCCGGGGCGGGCCTTCTTTCGGCCACGGCCCCCGGCGGCGTGTCCCCCGCTGCGCTGGCGGGGGATTCGCTCCTGACGTTCGGCGCGGCCACCCCTCGCCCAGTGGCGATTCGTTCGGCCGTCCGTTCGTTCCCCGGCTGGGGATCGCTCGTCCGCGGCCGGTGATCAGGCGGCGGCGGGTCTGCTGCGGAGCGTGTACGGTGGCGGCCCCGGGTTTCCCCGGGGCCGGTCGGCCTGGATCACCCCTCCCGGCTGGGGCCGCGGTTGGTCGCGGGTTCAGTCGGCCCCGGCCGCGCTCCCCGTGTCGGGTCTGCTGCGGCCGGGGCGGTTGGTCAACGTCCGTAGTATCGGGCCAGTTCTGCCCGGTACGCCGTGAGGTTCACTCCATCAAGGTAGGTGACCGGCGCGGCCATGTGCATCGGCTCTCCGGTCGGGCGGCGGCTGGCGTGCAAGCCCGGGCATCCCCGGCCCGGCGGCGTGTAGCCGGGGCCGCATTGCGGGACGCTTGGCGAAGCCTTGGCGGCGTCTTCGTCATCAAGCGGCCCCCACCCCGCCGCTACCAGGGCGAGCGCGGCGGGCGTCATGCCCCTGGCCCTGGCCCGTTGGGCGAAGCGGGGCATACGCTCGGCAAGCGATTCCCCGGCCTCGGCCATGGTGGCCGGGTTGCTGCTGGCCGGTGCCTTCCCCGGGGCCACGTCGAACACGTGGTCGGGCTGCGACTCGTCCAGCCCCGTCCGGCCCACCGGGCGGGCGTATGTCTGGGCCTTGGGCTGCGTCTCACGGAGCAGCCTTCCGATCCCGTACTTGGCCACCAGCCGTTTCATGCCTACTGCCGCGGCGGTGGGGCTAACCGGGCATACCTTCCGGTGGGCCTTGGTCATCGCCTTAAACGTCCACTGCTGGACGGTGTCGTCGGCGTCCGGTCCATAGACGCCGTGACGGCTGAGGATCCCGCGGAGGATCCGCTGGGCGGCGGTCCACTGGTCGGCGGTGGCGTGGGGAAAGTTCATGGTATCGGCTCCGTTGGGGTTCCACGGTGTCGGCCGTGGTTCTGTGATTGTAATCGGCTCGGGCGGGGGTTGCAAGTTAGTATTTCGTTAGTCTCGGCGGAATCTCTTTGTGACTATGGGCGTTCCATGGTCGGGCGTGATTCGCACATGCAACTGTGTCCCGCGGCGGCGGCTGATCCGCTGCCAGTGTGCATCCATGATCTGGAGCGTGTCGGCCATGGTGGGCAATCGGTGTTGGTGGTAGTCGGTCACAATGCGGCCCTGCGGCCCGTGGTAGTCGGCGGAGAGTTCTAGGGTAAAGGCCATGGGTGGGGATCCTGTGGGGTGAGGCGGCCGGGCCGCCGGGGCTGCGACATTGCAACCCCGGCGGCGGCTGCGGTGGGTCAGGCCTTGTAAAAGGCGGTCAAACCGACTTTGACCACCTGCCCGTTGATAGTGATGGGCGTGGGCTGGTTGCCGTGCGTGGTGGCCACAAGCCGCGTTTTGCCGGTGCTACTGAGCGGGGCGTCGGCGTTCACGGGGATCGTCACCACAAGCGTGGCGGGGGCGGTCTTCGTCGCGGGGCGGAGTTCGTAAGTCGCGGACATGGTTGGGTTCCCTGTTGGTGCCCCGGATCGGCGGGGCGGCCGGTCGGCCGTTCGTTCGGCCGACATCTAGACTCCCGCGCCGCCGCCGGGAAAATCTTCCGGGCCGCCGCGTTTTTTTTGGGCGAGCGGCGCGGGACTATTTAAGGCGGCCAAATCGCTCGGCGCCGCCGCGGCCGTTTTCGGCCGTTTTCCCCGCGTTTTCCGCAGTTTTCCGGCCCCGCAGTGTACCAGCGTACACTGCCGGGCCACGGCCAGCCCCCCCACGGTTTCCGTGGGTGATGCGGACAGCGATGCGGGCAAGTGTGATGCGGACAGCCAACAGGAGTTAGCCATGTCATACAAGATCGCCCAGATCATTCAGGACGGTGACAGCAATACGAAGATCAGCCACCACGGAGAGGAATACAAGGTCTATACGATCTCCCTGGCCTCCTCTGACAGCTCTGGTGTCAATACCTGCCCACGGGCCCTGAGAAGGTCTGTGATGCAGCAGATGCTGGATGATGGCAAGGATGTCTATGAGATTGGACAGTGGGCCAACCGCAGGGGATTGTCCATGTGTTCTGGCCCCTGTGTCACCTGGGAGGCTGGGCATGGTCAGTCTGACTTTGTGCGTGCGGCCCGGATCAACCTGACACGGTGGCTCAGTGAGAACCCCCGGACGTTCGGTGCCTACCTGCGGCGTGAGATGGACAGGATCACCCGCAATGCCAGTGACTACATCATCGCAGCCCGTGCCAATGTGGACTCCGATGTCAACTGGCAGAAGTTGTTCCCATGGATGTTTGACTATGGCTGGCGGTTCTGGGACTACACCAAATGCTCTGAGCGTCTGGGTTCTGTTCCAGCTAACTACCACCTGACATACAGTTACAACGACGGCACGCAGGCCAAGGACTGGGAGCGTGTCTACCGCACCGGATCGAACATCGCCGTGGTGTTCGACACCGTGTGGAACCCGTGGGGCAGTGAGTTCGGCTACCTGCCTGCCACCTGGACTGACCCCAACGGGAAGGTCTGGCAGGTGGTGGACGGTGACCGGCTGGACCTGCGGTTCCTGGACCCCCAGGACATCTGCGTGGGCCTGCGACTGAAGGCGTCCGGCGACAAGCGTGAGGATGCCTGTGAGTCTGAGTTTGCGGTGCCGACCGGCATTGACCTGGTGGGGAGCGTACACCCCGCCGAGGCTGAACCTGAGTACTACCTGGCAGCGTGAGGTGCGTGATGGAGAAACAGTATCGCTATACGGCGTCAGTGCAGGTGCGGCCCCGCGGCTCCATTGGTGCGTTCTACACCACGGAGTTCCCTGTCGTTCTTCCGGACGTGCGAGCCACTGCCGGGCAGGTGTTTGACAGGTGGCACGCCATGGCGGGCGAGTTGTTTGAGCCTGGTGCGATTGTTCGCATCAACGGCGAGTTCACTCAGGGCATGGGCGTTGACTACGGCTTTTCAGGCGAGGAGGTGACACATGGACTTTGACTACATGCAGACCCTGACCCTTCAGCCTCCCTACGAGGTGCGGTTCATCAAGGAGTGCGAGCGGAACTATGTCAGCCAGTGCTGGCATGCGTCCCGTGCCTGCGGGCAGCACCGCAGTGAGCGGCTGGCCTATGTGGTGCGGCAGTTTGTTCGGAAGTACCCCCAGTACGAGGGCCGCAGTGCTGGGGTCTACAAGGACGTGTGCGGCATCCTGGAGTGTGCGTGATGGACGCCGAAGACGAGCGTGCCCTGGCGGACCTGGATGCCGGCCGGGCTGTGGTGGTTCTGAACGACGGCGAAACCTGGTCCAACCTCCGCGGCTGCGTAGTGCGGATCAGCGATGCGGATGAGCGGTGGGAGCAGACACCGGAGTTCATGCCGCTGGGATACCGGGTGATCGGCTTGGATCTGCTGGTGCGTCATTTCCTGAAGACCCACAAGAGAGGTGCTACGTGAACGGCTACACCAACGTCGAAACCTGGCTGGTCGCCCTGTGGTTTGACAACAACCAGGCCGACCAGGAGTTCTGGAAAGAGCGGGCAGAGGAGGCCCGGGATAGTGGCGAGAACGACTGCTTCTCCCAAGGGGCAGCGATCCGATACCTGGCCGACGAGATGAAGGAGTCTGTGGAGTACGACGCCGAGAAGGCTGGCCTGTCGGGCCTGCTGTCCGACCTGCTTGGGGCGGCCATCTCTGCCGTCAACTGGAGTGAACTGGCCCGCAACCACCTTGCCAACCTGGAGGATTCCGATGCACCTGCCTAAAGCAATCGCTGCCCTGCCCAAGTGGGCTGACGACGAGGCCAGCCGCTACCAGCTGGGCTGTGTCCGACTGAAGCGTGCCGATGGCACCGTGTTTGCCGAGGCCACGGACGGGCGGCGACTGTGCCGCCTGACCTGGCCGTGTGATGGAGAGCCAAAGGAGTATGGGCTGCCGTCCAAGACCCTGGCCAAGACCCTGCGGGCAGTGGGCGTCACCCCTGACGGCTACTCCGTGGGGCTGAACGGCACGGTCACGCTGTACGGGAAGAACAGCATGACCACTGTGCCGCATGAGGAGCTGGAGCAGTGGCCCAAGACTGAGCAGGTGCTGTACCCCAAGGAGGGGCAGGGGTGGTGGCCGATTGCGGTTAAGCCCCTGAGGGACGAGGCCCGGAAAGCCCTGAAGGAACAGGCAGACTGCGGCGCCAAGCCGTCCCTGGAACTGGAGATCTGCGGGGCCAAGGTGAAGTTGGATGCCCGGTATGTCCGTGACATGTGCGAGACGGCCATCCAGTGTGGCTTCGATCAAGTGCATGCCACGGCTACCGACAGCCAGAGTGCCGTGCATTTCAGCGCCGAGTGTGAAGTGAAGTTTGAGTCCGTGATCATGCCCCTTGCCCAAGACTAAGGAGGAACCCTGATGATTCGCTATCTGAAGAACCGTTTCCACGCCTACATCCAGGGCATCATTGCCGAGAAGGTGGATGCCATCGCTGCCCTGGCAGCCTTGCGTGTGCCAAAGCCGGACATCCTGGACCTGGCCAGCAAGGTGCAGTTGCAGATGGACACGGACCCCATTGCCGAGCGGGTGGTGGATCTGGTGAAGACCGGCCACACCCTGGATTACGAGAGCCTGGCCGAGGCCGTCAGCATCGAAGAACTAGCCCAGCAGTTCGACGTGGCGGACATCGCCGGAGAGGTTGACCACAGTGAGATCGCCAGTGCGTTGGACACGTCCGACATTGCCGGCGAGATCAGCGTGTCCGACATTGCCGGCGAGCTGGATCTGGAGGACATCGCCGGGCATATCGACATGGATTCGGTGGCCGAGAACATCGACTACCGGAAACTGGCCGTCGCCCTGCTGCACGCCGTGAAGTCAGGAGCCCTCTGAGCGAACGGCTTGCTGTGCCGTGAGGCAGGTTGATAGAATCTGAGTGACTGTGGGTGGGCCTTCGGGCCCGCTCCTGTTGGGGCCCCGGCAGGGAAAAACGTCTAAGTACCTGCCGGGGTTTTTTATTTGTCTTCCCCATACCTGTACGGATGCACACCATGAAGACCATCGTCCATGTGAACCAGCATGTGATCCGCAAGAACCAGAAGACTGGCGAGCGTGACCCCGTGCTGACAGTGAAGACCTACAAGGACAACCGCTATGCACGCTCCGTGCGGATCGACGGTCCTTGCGTTGTGCGTTATGAGCCTGATGCCCCGCTCTCCTGCGGTGCCAGGGTGTGGATCGAAACCGATAGCAAGGTGGAGGTGGAGTGATGGCTACGACAACGAACATTCTGGATGGCATCAACGCCGATGCGGCGGCCTTCCGCCAGGCACGTTCCCGGTACGACAAGGCGTTCCGAATGCTCCGCATGACAACCCCAGCGGTGGAGCCGGAACACTTCTGGCCCATGGCGGATGCGTTCCGGATGCTGGTTCTGCGGACCATGCAGCACCGCACCGAGGGTGTGTCCGAGGCAGCGGCCGATGAGTTCATGCGGCAGGCGGCCTGTTTCGGCTCCTCTTGGCGACTGCCAGCGGCTGTCCACTTCGCCATCTCCTATGGCGACTACCAACGCAAGGCCTACGCTGGCGGTGACGGGTGCCGCTTCAGCTTTGACCGCGGCGACGATGGGTACGGTGACCTGATGGATTCTGTTGTGCTGCTGGGCCGGGAGTTCAATGAGCGACTGCATGTCGGTCGGTTCTACGACCTGTCAGATTTCAACAAGGCTGTCGATGAGCAGTGCCATGCCAGCGTGACTGCCAAGGACTTCCCGTTCCAGTATGCGGATGACCCTGTCGGCAACCGCGCATCGCTTGGCAGCAGGCTCCGCAAGTTCATCCTGCAAGGGGAGAACTACTGCGGCATGATGCTGTGCGATGCGGCCCAGAAGTGGATTGCGTTAGAGTCACCGCGTGGCACTCAGGAGGATGACGAATGACCTATCACAACATCACCCTGAACGTCTGCATGCGTAACTGCGACAACGCACAGGACGCCTTGCGACAACTGATCCGCCTGATGGTCCGCTACCCGGATGAGTCCACGTACCACATGGAGTCATGGTCCGTGGATGCCATCCACTCTGCGGACGAGGCGTACGACCGCAGTACCTGTGAGAATGAGCGTCTACTGGAAGCCCTTCAGTCCCTGGCCGAGGTGAACGCATGAACCGGACCTGCCCCTGCGGCTCAGCCGAGCCGTCCTGCGTGGAGTACGACGCCCGCGGCATCCCCTTGACGCGGTGCTGCCGGGCCTGCCGTGCGGAGAGGTTGTCTAAGTACCGGCCGGAGGTGCTGACCAACCCGCAGTATGAGTGCGACGAACCCATAAAGGAGGACCAGTGATGCTGACCGGAGACAAGCGACTGGCGAAGCAGGGCATGCGAGCGTGCAGGGCATTCGCCACAGATGACGAGATTACCAACGACCAAGGTGCTGTGATGGAGACTCTGGTTGTCAGCATCATGCACCTGTGCGACCAGGAAGGTGTCGATCCGTACGAGTTCATGCGGAACTGCATGCAGAAGTTCTACGAAACCCTTGTGGACGAGGAGGAGGACCAATGAGCCTTGACTGGAGTACGTCCGATTGCGCAGAGCCACTGCCCAAGGATGAGGACGAGAAGTGCATCCGGCACGCCCTGATCTGGGCCGCCATCGGCCTGGACCTGGGCAGCATCACGGCGGAGAACGTGGACGAGTGGGTCTTCCGGCTGTGGCACCAGCATCGGATCAAGCTGGACTTCATGTGGTTGGGGGAAGACCCTAATCCCAAGGAGTTGGAGGGGTGGGTGCGGCGGTGGGTTGGCTTGTCCACCAACGTGACGACCCGGACCCGCTCAGCCTGGCTGAAGCGGATAGGCGAAGTGATGGAGCGGGACACGCTGAACAGCATTCGGTATTACAAGGCCCCTGAGGAGAACGCCGATGCCAACGATTGACTGGACTGCCGACGAGGCCGAGGAGGTGCGGCAACTGATGCTGGACCGGATAGATCGCATGAAGGAACGGTCTGAAAAGGCCACAGATCCGCAAGACATCAGCCAGTGGACCTACTTCATCCATGAACTGCGGGGCATCCTCGCCAAACTGGAGGCTGCATATGCCAACGATTCGACTGACCGACGCCGGCCTGCGGTTGCTGATCCCATTGCTGCGGCAGGCCATTGACGCAGAAGACAAGGCGATGGATGACCTTCGGGCAGATGACTCCGACAGGGTTTTCTACCCGCCATACATCGATCACCTGACCCGCAAGTGGCACTACCAAGCCATGCTTCACCAAACGGAGAGACACAATGCCAACGATTGAGCTGACCGACGAGCAGGCCGAGGAGTTGCGGACTGCCCTGTTGTGTGAGTGCGACCGGCTAGCCGATGACATAAAGGCAGCGGAGAGGATGGGCGGAGCCGACGATGCCGACGCCATCCAGTATCGCCATGAGAAGTCTGTCCTGTCCGACATCCTTCACCTACTGGAGATTGCGTGATGCCTAACTGCATTCGGTGCGGCTGGGAACTGATGGACGATGACGAAGAACTATGCGGGCCGTGCGAAACCACGGTCGAAGTGCTAGAGCTTCTTGGCGAGGAGGACGACTGATGCCAAAGGTTGAAACAACCGAAACTCACAAGCCCGGCAAGGCCACGCTCTACAGAGTGTGCGTATGCCGGTACGACAATGGCGGCAAGCAGGTGACGATGCAGCGAGAGTTCCGTGGCCTGCGAAACAAGAAAAGAGCCGACGAGTACGCCGCATGGCTTGAGCATCTGCTGATGCTTGAGGCTGCCGCTGCGGCACGGCGAGGACGAGTCGATGACACCAAGCAGGAGTGCAAGCGATGCCATACCGAGACAGTGAGTACCCCAGCATCCTGCGGGGGAGAGACAAGAGAGAGAGCCAGAGGTTGATGGCTGCGGCGCCGGAGTTGCTGGCTGCTCTCAAAGAGATTGTTGCATACGACGAAGGCAGCAATGACCCAGAAGATTACGGTTACGAAGTCTTGATGCGGTGCAAGGCCGCCATAGCCAAAGCAGAAGGGAGGGAGTGATGAGTAAGCGGCATGACGATTGGTATGAGTTCGCCCGCATTACCGACGAGAGCGGCGACTTCAACGTGGACTGCGAGGTGAGGCCAGCGAAGGCCATGCTAAAGGCCGGGCTGTTGGACTCGTACGATGGCGACGACGATCACGGCTATTGCGTTGAGCATTTCTACACCGTGTCACAAGAGAACGAGCAGGCCGTGCTGGACTGGCTTGCCAAAGCAGAAGGGAGGGAGTGATGGATCACAGTTCATACAAGTACAACGCCATGGCTTTCTGGCTGGATCACATAGACGACGACCCGCCCGGCGCAACAGAGGAAGAGCTGAGCGTGATGGCAGATGAGCTGGACGCTACTGCCCAGGATGTTGCTGGCTATTGGCTTGAGCGCGGCGAGGCTCCTTGGCTGTGCTGCGCTGATGCTCTTCCGCGGCTTGACATGCTGACATCTGCCTGCGAGATGCTGCTTGTCTACTGGAAGAACGGCACAGCCGTGGACGGCGGAAGCGAGGTAGCAGACAGGATCCGCGCTGCGTTGGAGTACGGGAGAACAAGGGATTCATCAAAGGAGTAGGTCATGGATGACCGCATGGTAGAGGTTGTGTTGCTGGTGGTGAGGCTGATCCTTGTACTTGTGGGAGGTGAGAGATGACACGCAACTGGTCCCTTGGTCCGGCCGCCTGGTCCTGGCCGGATGACGTTGACGAGACGGGGTGCGAGGGCCGCATGGCTAACCGCTACCTGCCGATTGAACACACTGCGTACGGAGGCTCTGGCTGGCAGGTCGCCCAGGTTTTTGTTGACGAGGGCGACGACGAGATGCTGGCTGATGCCCGCCTGGTTATGGCCGCACCGGATTTGCTGCGGGAGTTGAAGTTTGCAGTCAGCGTTCTTCAAGACAACCATATCGCCCGAGGAGTTGCCGCTGCGCTGGCGGCCATTCGCCTGGCAGAAGGGGGTGCAGGATGAAGCCACGCCTAACTGACAAGGTGAAGCATGGGCTGTGGCTGATCGTCGCCCGGTCGGCCACGGTGATGGAGGCGGAGGCGGGCGGGCTGGACAAGGAGGAGCGGGAGGCGGTACTGGCAGCCAGCCGGTACGCCGACGCTCACTGGAAGGAGGTGCAGGATGACGCTGGTGATCGGTGAGTACGCCATGCCAGACCCGGACCGGGTTGGCTATGCCGAGTACCGCGCCATCCATCAGGTGCTGGCAGACAAGGTAGCCAAGGCCAAACCAGATCGGGCCATGGCCGTGGCACTGGAATCGCTGGACGAGTTCCAGGCCTGGACAGAGAGCGTCAAGGAAAAGCTGGAGTACATCCACCGAGTTCTGTAGCGGCTAGTTTATCGACGGGGTACTGTACGCAAGTACGGTACTGATGCCCATTACCCGGGCGGCAGCGTGCCGTCCGGGTTTTCTTTTGCCCTGAGGAGGTTTCTATGACTGGTCTGATTGTTCATGCCGGCGGTGCGGTGGTTGATCGCAACCAGATTGACGACGCCCCCACTCCCACTGGCACCCACACCTGGACCCCGGTTCCCCACGGTGACGTTGTCAGGATGGTGGAGCAGTCCATCGTCACGTCTGGCCTGGAGATTACCGACTCCAACTTCGCCCTGTCTGCGGGCGGGGCCCGGATGTTCGGCGTCGTTACCCTGGCCGGCGGCACGGACTACGCCACTGTCATCGGGATCCGCAACTCCCATGACAAGTCGTTCCCCGTGTCGTTCTGCCTGGGTTCCCGGGTGTTCGTCTGCGACAACCTGGCCTTCTCGGCTGAGGTGGTGGTCAAGACCAAGCACAGCCGCCTGGTGCTGGACCGCCTGCCCCGGCTGGTGAATGAGGGCGTGGCCCAGCTGATTGACAAGCGTGGCCACCAGGCCAAGCGGATCGACGCCTACAAGGAGGCCGAGGTCCGCGGCCTGCCGCACCTGCATGACCTGGTGCTGCGGTCCTACCGGGCCAAGGCCATCCCGGCCCGTGCGATTGCCGAAGTGCTGGAGGAGTACGAGGCCCCCAGCCACCCGGAGTTTGAGACTCCCACGCTGTGGTCCTACTTCAACAGCGTGACTGAGGTGCTGAAGAAGTACGGCGACCTTGCCTACCGGACGCAGCGTCTGCACGGCGTGGTCGATGCTGAGGTGGGGGCCAAGCTGCTGGCCCTCTGATTGTTCTGTTCCCGGGGGGCGGCAACTGGGCCGCCCCCCTGTTCTTCAAGGAGAGAAGCAATGCGTAAGCTGGGATTCGACACCACTGCCTTCATCGCTGAGTACAAGCAGGCCGCTGAGGCTGGCCTGACCTTGCGTGAGGTGGCTGACCTGATGGGCATTTCCTATAGCCAGATCTGCCAGCGGAAGCACGCCCTTAACAAGCGTGGCATCCGCCTGCCCAGGCTCCCCAACGGGAACCTGAAGCGTGCGGCCAAGCCGATCCTCCGCCTGGCCGGGCCGGTGGAGTGCGTCGTTGAGCCGGTGCCCATGACCTTCACCATCGAAGTGGGGGTGGGCCATGCCTGAGGCAACCCTGGTACTGACAGCCCAGGAGCTGGCGTACCTCATCAGGTGCGTGGAGAGGGAGCTGACAGAGTATGAGGAGGGCAGCTGGCGTGAAGAACAGGATGACTACGCCATGCTGGAGGCGACGCGCGGGGAGATGGTGTTGCGGACGTTGCGGAGGGTGGAGCAGGATCAGGTCCTGCCCCACTGAGTTGGTAGACTGGTTCCCAAGAGGAGGTGCCGATGGACTTTGATAAGGTGGATGCCGGTACGTGTCCGCATCAGGCCGCCATGGACGTGGCAGACGCGCTGCGGTCCCATGTGCATGATCTGTACGCTCACCAGCATCGAAGAAACCAGGACATCAACGGTGGCCTGAGCAACTCCGTGCTGGCAGGGTTAACGGTTGTGTGGCTGGAGGCTGTGCATGCCTGCTGGAATACCATGCTCAGCGAGTCGGCCATCAGTGTGCTGCGTGGCATGAGCCCGGACGACCGGGCGACGAAGCGGTCGATGAAGCGGGCGGCGCGTGACTTCCTGCGGCGGAGTAGATGGTGGGTAAGGGGGACCAAATGAGTTACATGTATCTGATCCTTGCAAGGGCCGGAGATCCACACCAAGGACTACGGCTGATGGATATCCCGGTCGCCTGGGAGTATGGGGCGTTCGTCCCCCGCGGCCCGCTGGAGGACAGGCCTGCGACACAGGAGGCGCTGTGGGAAATGCTGGACGACGAGGCCGCTGATCACTACCCGTTTCCCTACACCGCCATCCCAGAAGGGTGGAGCGTGCTATCCAACTTCTGGCAGCCGGCCAGGTACGTGCCGCAGTCCAAGGAGGTCACTGACCAGGGTGTGCGTGACGCCGTCCAGCACATGCGTGACCTTGGCCTGGCAACCGACGAGCAGGCGAAGCGGCTGCTGGAGGACAACGATGCTTGACGTG